ATTAATGCATCGCCATTTTATTACGGTGCTATGATAGGAGCTTATTTGCCTAACCAGGGTTTAACTCAATCTACTATTCAAAATGATACCGGAACAAGATATTTCATTCCCATATCTCAAAGACCACATATGTGGATTTATCCACAAGGTTCTAAGGGAGATGAGATGACTTTACCTTACTTTTATCATAAAAATTGGCTTAACATACAATCAGCAACCGATTTAACTAATATGGGCCAATTAGATTTTATTAATTATACTGTACTAGCTCAAGCTAATGGTGTTGTTGGTGCTGGTGTTTCAGTACAAATTTATGCATGGGCTGAAGATGTTAAATTGTCTGGACCGTCTGTTGGTTTAGCAATGCAGTCTGATGAGTATGGGAACGGTGTTGTTTCTGCTCCTGCTTCAGCTATTTCCAATGGTGCTAGATGGTTTGAAAACATACCAATTATTGGTCGCTTTGCAACTGCAACTCGTATTGGTGCTTCGGCTGTTTCTTCTATCGCAACTTTATTTGGCTTTACTAATGTGCCTGTTGTGAATGATACTATGCCTTTTAGATCACAACCTTTTCCACAGTTAGCTTCGACTTCGATTGCTTATCCTACTGAGAAATTAACCCTTGATCCTAAAAATGAATTAACTGTTGACCCCGGTGTCTTAGGGCTTCCCTCAACCGATGAAATGGTTATTTCAAATTTAGCTTCAAAGGAGTCATATTTGTGTACTGCAACTTGGACAGGCTCTAGTGTGGTTGATGATATTTTATTTTCTTCCCGCGTTAGTCCTGCAATGTTTGATAATGATGGTTTAATTAATTCCAAAGTTTATCAGACACCAATGTGTTGGTTATCTCAGATGTTTAAAGGTTGGCGTGGTGATATTATATTTAGATTCAAGTTTGTAGCCACACCATATCATAAAGGACGTGTTAGAATATCTTTTGATCCTTCTGGCACTGCAGCTGGTAATATTATAAATGATGCTAATTCTCAGATGGTTGTCATGACACAAATTTTAGATTTAGGTGAAGACTCAGATGTGGAAATACGCATACCATATCAGCAGGCAACTGCTTTTATGCAAGCGAGAACAGATCTGACAGCTTCAGCTATAGGTTGGTCAACAAGTCTAGCACCCGCATTTCCTTATAATCCTGTTTTTGATAACGGAACTATAACCATGCGTGTGCAAACACTCTTGACTGCCCCAGTTGTTGCTACTTCTATACCAATTTTAATTTTTGTTAGAGCTGCAGAGAATTTTGAATTAGCTAATCCATGCGCTTTAGGTAATACATATTCTATGTTTGCTCCACAATCAACTGAAGTTTATGGCGATCCATTAAATTTAACTGCTGGTTCCAATACTAGTACTTCTGATCAACGATATCTTGTGAATTATGGTGAGAGTGTGAAATCATTAAGACAATTATTACGTAGACACACTTTAAGTGTTGTCAACACATTTGCCAATAGTTCATCATATTATCAATTAGGTGTTTTTAGATTCGGTAAATTTCCATTACATCCAGGTTTTGATACAGGTGGTATTCATAATTCTGGCGGTTTAATTGGTGTCGGTCCTTTTTCATATAATTTTACAAAAATGACACCTTATAATTGGATTGCACCAGCTTTTGCAGCTCAGCGTGGATCTATGCATTGGGCAGTAAATCTAGGCGGTAATACATCAATACCCAGTTATAATTTTCGAGTTATACGAGATAATCAAAATTCAGGTTCTGCAGGATTAAGTATAATCAGTGGAACTAAAGTAACTCAATCTGACACACCGCGATTTATGCTTGTTAGTGCTTTGGATGGCTCATCTGGACAAATTTTAACCAATCAAGTAACCCAAACCGGAATTGCAGTTCATCTTCCTATGATGACACGCTTTCGCTTTGAATCAACGCAACCTTCACGATTATCAACACCCACAGCATTGGATGGTTCAGATATTGACTTTTATAGGCTTGAAAATTGGTGCGCAACTGGCACATCTATGCAAAACCTTTTTACATGGATGTATTCTGGTGTAGGTACTGACTTTGGCTTAAATTTCTTTATTAATGTGCCAACCTTTTGGATTTATAGTTCAATTCCGATTGCTGCCTAAATAAAAAAAAAAAAAAAAAAAAAAAAAAAAAAAAAAAAAAAAAAAAAAAAAAAAAAAAAAAAAAAA